CAGGTAGACGCTCGAGATGTAGAAGGTACCGATAAGAACGTGTACAACCAGATCATTGAAGAATACGGCCCTGACTCGTACCAAGCGCACGTGGAAGTGTATGGATCGTTCCCATCGGAAGGCGACGATCAGTTCATACCGTCTAGTCTAGTTGACGAAGCGATGAAACGAGAAAAGCACAAAGACGACTCCGCGCCCATCGTCATCGGCGTAGATCCTGCACGGTTTGGTTCTGACTCGACTGTTATTGCAGTGCGGCAAGGGCGGGACATCGTAGAGATCATGCGCTACAAAGGAGATGATACGATGACCGTCGTTGGTCATGTGATCGAAGCCATCGAGCAGTATCAGCCAGCAGTCGTGGCCATCGACGAAGGTGGGCTTGGCGCAGGGGTAGTGGATCGCTTAAAAGAACAACGCTACAAGATCAGGGGTGTGAACTTCTCCAACCGGTCAAAGAACCCCATGATGTATGGCAACATGAGGGCTCAGATATGGGGGCAGATGAAAGAGTGGCTCAAGAACGCGTCCATTCCTAAAGAGAAAATGCTCAAGACTGACTTGATTAGCCCACTGATGAAGCCAGACTCTAAGGGCGCGATCTTCTTGGAAAGCAAGAAAGACATGAAAGCAAGAGGACTAGCGTCACCAGACTCGGCTGATGCTATTGCGCTAACCTTTGCGTTTCCTGTTGCAAACCGTAACAATAACACTACAATGCGAAAACAAACGTATCAATCACAGGGCGCAGCCCTTAACTCATGGATGGGGTCGTAATATGCCACTCAAAAAATCAACAAGCAAAGAGGCGTTTCGTCAAAACGTCAAAGCCGAAGTTAAAAGTGGCAAACCCGTCAAGCAAGCCGTGGCAATTGCCTACTCAGTAAAACGCGACGCAGCTAAAGGTAAATCTAAAAAATGAGTTTAAAACCTCTAAGCAATTGTGTTTTAATACGTCAAGACACAGAAAAGTTATCTGATTTAATAGTTTTACCCCAAAATAAATTATTTAGCGGTATCATAGTGGCAATTGGTGAAGGTAAAAAAAGTCCGAAAGGACATATTGAGCCTATGAACGTCAAAGAAGGCGACCATGTGCTATTCGGTGAATATTCCGGGCAAAAGGTCACTGTCGATGGCGAAGAACTGCTTATGATGCGTGAGCCTGATGTGATCGGAATACTAAATGGCGTATGACCAAACCTCAATGAATATCGTCGGCGTTGTAGCCGATGGTGGTAAAGACAAAGAAGATCCACGGGATGTTCTATCGACCATGCGTCATCGCTTTCAAATGGCGATGTCAGCGTATTCAGAGAGCCGTGAGGACGAGCTAGATGACCTTCGATTTATGGCTGGTTCTCCAGATAATCAGTGGCAATGGCCTGCTGACGTATTGGCAACTCGCGGATCTGTTCAAGGACAGACCATTAACGCAAGACCTTGCCTCACAATTAACAAACTACCTCAGCACGTCAAACAAGTCACCAACGAGCAACGTCAGAATCGACCCTCTGGTAAGGTAATACCTGCCGATGACAAAGGCGACATTGAAGTAGCAGAAGTGTTTGAAGGTATGGTTCGCCATATTGAGTATATGTCTGACGCTGATGTGGTGTATGACACCGCCTGCGAGAACCAAGTAACGTATGGTGAGGGTTACTTCCGCATTTTGACCGAGTATTGCAACGATGACTCGTTCGAGCAAGACATCCGTCTAGGTCGTATCCGCAACGCCTTTAGTGTTTACATGGATCCGATGATTCAAGACCCTGCTGGTTGCGACGCCGAGTGGTGTTTTATCAGTCAGGACATGGAAAAGTCAGAATATGAGCGCCAGTTTCCTAACGCCGCGCCCATTACTTCCATTTTGTCCCAAGGCGTAGGTGATGACTCCCTAAGCCAGTGGCTAAACGAGAACACTATCCGTATTGTTGAGTATGTTTACTACAAGCACATACCAACTAAGCTGAACTTATACCCAGGCAACCAATCCTTCTTTGAAGGCAGCCCTGAAGATAAGAATATGAAGCAAATGGGTCTAAAACCCATCAAATCACGCACGGTAGATGTGAAAAAAGTCATGTGGATGAAGTCCAATGGCTATGAAATTTTGCAAGAACAAGAATGGGCAGGTAAATGGATTCCTGTCATTCGAGTAATTGGCAACGAATTTGAAGTAGATGGTCGCATTTTTATCTCTGGCTTGGTTCGCAACGCCAAAGATGCTCAAAGAATGTACAACTACTGGGTGTCCCAAGAAGCAGAAATGCTTGCTTTGGCGCCAAAAGCACCGTTTATTGGTTATGGTGGCCAGTTTGAAGGTTACGAACAGCAATGGAAAACTGCTAACACGACCAATTGGCCGTATTTAGAAGTAAACCCTGATGTAACCGATGGTATGGGCGCAACTTTGCCATTACCACAACGCGCTCCACCCCCACTCGCTCAAACTGGCTTGATTCAAGCCAAAATGGGCGCTAGTGACGATATTAAGTCCACGACAGGGCAATATGACTCAAGTTTAGGTGCGACAAGCAACGAGCGTTCTGGTAAAGCTATTCTTGCACGTGAACGTCAAGGTGATGTAGGTACTTTCCATTACGGCGACAACCTGACTAAAGCGATTCGTTTTGGTACTCGTCAGTTAATTGACCTCATTCCTAAGATTTACGACACTGAGCGTATTGCTCGTATTGTTGGTATTGATGGTGAGGTTGATATGGTTAAGATTAACCCTGATCAACCTGAAGCTGTGAAGAAAATAACGGATCAAGCAGGCATTGTGATTGAAAAAATCTACAATCCTAGCGTTGGTATCTATGATGTTGTGGCTACTACAGGCCCAGGCTACATGACCAAACGTCAAGAAGCCTTAGAAGCAATGGCTCAGATTTTGCAAGGCAATCCTCAGTTATGGGCGGTTGCTGGCGATTTATTCGTTAAGAATATGGATTGGCCTGGCGCTCAAGAGATGGCTAAACGTTTGGCTAAGACCATTGATCCTAAACTCATGTCTGACACCGACGAAGATCCAGCCTTGCAAGCTGCTCAACAACAAATGCAAGCAATGGCTCAAGAAATGGAAGGTATGCACCAGATGTTGCAAAACGTGGGTAAATCCATTGAAATGCAAGACTTGGAGCGTAAAGACTTTGAAGCGCAAATCAAGCTATTTGATGCTGAAACTAAGCGTTTATCTGCAATTCAAGCGTCTATGTCACCTGAACAGATCCAAGATATTGTCATGGGAACCGTGCATGGCATGATGGTTAATGGCGATCTTGTCACTGAGATGCAACGTGACACCGCGATGGATATGCAAGAAGAAGAACAAATGGAAATGCAGATGGAACAGCCAATGCAAGCTCAAGGCCAACCAATGCCACCTGAACAAATGCCTCCTGAAGGGATGATGCCACAATGAAATGCGCTGATTTTATAGGACTCTTATTTTTAGCCCGTGATGTAACCCATTCGGTACATCTTAATACCCGTAGCTATTCAAAACACAAAGCTTTGCAAAAGTTCTACGACAATATTATTGACTTAGCCGATGGTTTTGCGGAAGCTTACCAAGGTCGTCATGGTTTGATTGGGCCAATTAGCTTAATGTCCGCAAAAAAGACATCAAATGTGATTGAATTTTTAGAATCTCAGCTTGCTGAAATTGAAGCCATGCGTTACGATGTCTGTGAAAAGACAGATACGCCTTTACAGAATTTAATTGACGGTATCATAGAGCTATACCTCAGCACTTTGTACAAATTACGCTTCTTAGCATAAGGAACAAATATGGAAATGTTACATCCCCTAGCCGACGCTGAATACCCAGCCGATTCCGACTCTACTAGCGGCACGGCGGTTACGCTCGGCCCTTGGAATCCAGGCCCACAAGGTGTTGTTGTTTGGTGTACGCAAGATGCGTATATTGCTGTTGGTGTAGACGCTGTTGCTACTGCTGCAAGCACCCCAATCCCAGCTTACACACCCATCCCATTTTTTGCACCTCAAACAGGTAGCGGCGCGCCTTGGCGTGTTAGCGCATTGCAAATATCTGCGGCTGGCACTGTGTTTGCTAAACCGATCAATATTCGATGAGTTGGGGCGTTGGACTTCGCACTGGCGTAGCCATAGGGCTTGGCAGTATTGCCACGTTCTTTTCAGGTTATGGCAGAGATCAAGCTGAAAACAACTTGATTACCGAAGCAGGCGCCAATCTAGTACAAGAAGATGGCTCATTTA